AACGTGCCTTTCTGGAAGGCCAACCTGTCTGGCGACTTTGAAGTGCTGACTGACAGCACCTCGCTGACGCCTGGCAAGATTACCGCCGACAAGCAAGTTGGCGTGATCCTGCATCGTGGCCGCGCCTTCGAGTCTCGCGACCTTGCAGCCCTTGCTGCTGGTTCGGACCCTATGGCCGCCATTGGCGCCAAGGTGGCTACCTACGTGGCCAACCAACGGCAAAAGGACCTGATCAAAACGCTGGAAGGCGTGTTTGGCGGTCTCACCTCCAACTCCGGCGCTGCTTTTGCTCCGCTGTCGTTTGACCTAACCGGCATGACTGCCCTTGGCCCCCGCCAAGTGGCCAAGGCTCGTGCGCTGCTGGGCGATCAAGGTGACAAACTCACCGCTGTTGCCATGCACTCTGCGGTTTACTACGACCTCGTAGAGCGCAAAGCCATCGACTACGTAACCAATACCGAAGCACGCGGTGGCGGCACTGTTGCTACCACTGGCATTGCTCCTGTGTTTGCAGGCAGTATCGCTGGTGCCTACGGTGGCGATAACGCTGTGCCCACCTACATGGGCCTGCGCGTAATCGTCTCCGACGACTTGGCGCCTACCAGCACCAACTACCCCGTCTATTTCTTCACCCAAGGCGCTATTGCCAGCGGTGAGCAAATGGCGATGCAGACCGAAACCGACCGTGACATCCTCGCCAAGAGCGATGCCATGTCCATCGACCTGCACTACTGCTACCACCCCGTGGGCGCCAAATGGGCCGTCACGACCCCCAACCCCACTCAAGCTCAGCTTGCCACCGTCGGCAACTGGACTAAGGTGTACGAAACCAAGAACCTTGGTATCGTCCGTGGCACCGTCACTTCTAACTTCTGAGGTAACTAACCATGGCACAACCTTCCCAGTTTGAGCTCAGCACCGAGCAGTATCTCGAAGCCACTTTTTACGGGGCATCCTCGATTGCCGACGTGCAATTCTGGACTGCTCCCGTGAAATGCGAAGTGGTTGCAGTGCGTGAGATCCACACCGTGGCTGGCACCGATGGCAGTGCCGTCACCGGCACTATCCGCCGGTGCCAAGGCACTGAAGCCGCTACCGCTGGCGATGATCTCCTCGGCACCACCAAGCTCGACCTCAAGGGCACTGCCCTGACCGAGCAAGTTCCTGCCCTGACTGCCACCAATGGCAACTTGGTGTTGGAAGCCGGCGATCGCTTAGCTCTAGATGTGACAGGCACCACCACCGCCTTGGCTGGTGTGATCCTGACTGTGCTGCTTAAGCGCGCCTGATGGGGCTGTTCGCTTTCCGGCGACTGCGTGATCGTGAGGCTGCCTCTACGGAGGTGGCCTCATTTTCTATTGCAGAGTCAATGCCTACACTAGATGTAACGGAGCCTGACGATGGCAATCACGATCATCGCAACACCAAACGCGGCAGACGCAAACTCATACCTGACGTTGGCTGATGCGCAGGCCATCATTGATGGCATGGTGCTAGACGCTGACGTAACAGCTTGGGCTGCCGCAACCACGGACAATAAAAACCGTGCGTTGTATTCCGCTGCGCAAAGGTTAGATCGTGAACGTTATCTTGGTGCTCGCGCTACTGATACCCAATCAATGCAATGGCCGCGCACTGGTGTTCGCAAGCCCGACACCTATATCAACACCTACGCGGTTGGATTTCCGTTTCGCATTACCACCGACTACTTCGCCGATAACGAAATCCCAGATCAAATCAAACGCGCGCAGGTGGTGCTGGCCGTTTACCTTAACAACAACCCAGACGGCCTTGGCCTTAGCGGGCTGGAAGACTACAAAAACGTAAAAATCGGCAGCCTAGATGTGACACCTAACCTTGGCTATGGCGCTGTCGGCGTAGATAAGGTGCCGCCGATCATGGAGCGCTATTTGACAGGGCTTAGAATAAGTGGACCAGGTAACGTTGCGATCAAACGGAGCTGACCATGGATCGGTCTTATAGCATCGGTTTTGAATACATCGACGATACCGCTGCGCATACCGGCCGCTTCTGGCAGATCTACGCCGTGGCTGATGCCGTGATCGCCAGCGCAGTGATTGAAAACCAAACTGGCAATACGTTTACATCAGTGCCGCTCAAGGCAGGCGATTCAATTTCTGGTGTCTTCACCAGCGTTACCCTTGCTTCCGGCAAAGCCATTGCATACAAAGTGTGATGGCATACGTTCTCCCTGGCGGCGGCGATGCATTTCCCAGGCAAGGGCTTGACATCCCAACGCATGACTGCATTGTTAACACTTACGATGCCAGCAACAATTTGCTGACTGCAACGTACAAGCGCGGCGGCACTAGCGGCAAAGTCGTTGCTGTTTTAACAATGACCTATGACACCAACAACAACATGCTGACCGTTGTGCGGAGTTAACTTGTGGCATTTAAGCTAAATCCATTTACTAGTCAGCTTGATACGGTCCGCAATCAATTGCTGTGGGGGTCGTTTTATGACACAACACAGCAAATTGCTGCAGCAGCTAATACGGCGTACTCAGTTGCCATTAACTCAACAGATCCAGACAGCCAAGGCATCAGCATTGTCAACGGTTCGCGCCTTACGTTTTCCCGCAGTGGTGTTTACAGCATCATTTATTCGGTCCAATTTGTAAATACCAGCACATCGATTCACGACATCAACATCTGGCTACGCAAGAATGACAGCGGCGCCAGTGGTGATGTACCTGCGTCAGATAGCAAATTCAGTATTATTTCTAGCCATGGCGGCGTTGATGGTCACGTCATTGGCTGCGTCAACTACGTTTTAAAACTTGCCGCTAACGACTATCTAGAGTTAATTTGGTCTACCACAAACGTAGCAGCTAGCATCCAATCATTGCCATCGTCGCCATCAGGGCCGGCGCATCCATCTATCCCTGGCGTTATCCTGACTGCAGTGCAGGTGGCCTGATGTCTTTAGCTAACCCGCTACGCAAGGTTGCCAGCAAGCTAATGGCACGATTTGGCGGTGAGGCGACCATCCGCCGTGTCACGATGGGCGCTTACAACACCACTACTGGCACTGCTGCTGAGACCACTGCAGACACCACAGTGCGTGGCGTACTGGAAGATGTCAGCCTGCGTGAAGTTAACGACCTAATCCAAGCTGGCGACAAACGGCTAATGGTTGCAGCAGCTGATTTGACCAGCGCACCGACTACCGCTGATCGCGTGATCATTGCAAGTCGCGCGCTGCAGGTGATTGAGGTGCGCACCATTGAGCAGGACAACACGCCCATCACCTACGAGCTAATTCTGAGGGACTGATGGCACGCACTATTCGTGTTGGCGATATTGGCAACTATGCCAACCAGCAAATGGAAAAACTGTTGCGTGCATCGGTGCTAGAAACTGACAACTTAGCCAAAAATGCCAGCCCAGTAGACACAGGCCGCTTTAGGGCTAGTTGGCAGGTGGGTGAAAATGCAGCGCCTGGTGGCATTGCCCCCGCAGGTAGCTACTCATCGACGCCGCCGTTGTCGCGCATTGGTTATACCCAAGAAAAACTAGGCAACGTTTACAGCATTCACAACAACCTGCCATATGCAGAGCCATTGGCTAATGGCAGCAGCAAGCAAGCGGCAGCAGGCTGGGTGCAAGGCATTGCCAAAGATGTGCAAGGCCGCGTCAGAATTGCTGCAGACAAAATCGGCAGAGAATCATGAGTAGTACCATCAATGATGTCCGTGCTGCCATTGAAGGGCGCATTGCTGCACAAATGACCGTTGCACCGGCATATCCGGTGAGCTATCAAAACGTGCCATTTACGCCGCCCAATAATTTGCCTTGGATTCAGGCATTTATCCGCTTCGGCGACAATGGTTACGCCACGCTGCTGCCTCCTGGCAATGCAGGGTTTAACCGCCACAATGGCGTGCTAACTGTTAACGTTTTTACCCCTATCGGCGTTGGCACTGCCGCTAATTTCACCATTGCCGAGCGTGTCAAAAATTTGTTTGACCGGGCAAAGTTTTCTGGCATCATTTTTGATCCGGTGTCCGGTCCTGCGCAAGTGACACCCGCTGCGCCGCAGCCGTATTACCAAACGCAGTTAACCGCAACGTTTGAAGCCTATTTAGACTGAGCGCAGCCACTACCGTTCACAACATGGCTGTTACTGTTCTGTCCGGTACGTCCGGCGCCCTTTACTACAAACCCGCTGGCACCAACGGCAACTTCCCCGAGTCTGGTGTTAATGCCAGCACTGATGTCATCACCGTTCAGCCGTATCTGAATTTCAAGGCTGGCGATCCCGTCAAGTTCCGCGTCATCAATAGTCAAACTGGCGGCTCCGGCTCCGGCACCCTGCCATCTCCCATTGATGCAGTTACCACTTACTACGTGCTGTCTTACACCGCTGCAACTGGCGCGCTGACAGTTTCTACCGCCGCCGGTGGCACCATTCTTGCCATCACCGATGATGGCACCGCCGTAGCACCCAACGAATTTGAGGTGTATTACGCCGATTTTGCTGCTGTTGGGCAAGTGCAGTCATGGTCTTTTGAGATCAGCCGCAGCGAGATTGATGTCACAACCATCGGTCAAACTGCTGGCCAGTATGCACCCTTCCGTGCTTACATCCCTGGCTTTGCCGATGGCAGCGGCACCGCTACCGTTTATGTGACAAACGAAGATGCTGCCCTGTCCAACCGGATGGTGGAAGACGTGCTGCAGCGCCAGCAGGTAGGTTGTGCCTTCAAGCTGTACACCGACAAGGGCACTACTGAGGCGCTGAGCCGCAGCATTGCCATGGATGCAGTGCTGACTTCAGCCAGCTTGAGTGTCAACCCTGACGACGCGCAGCAGGTGGAAATTGCGTTCCGTCCGGCTGGTGTGCCTACGTTTGATTTCAGTACCAGCGCCTGATACAAAATCGCCCCGGCTTGCGCTGGGGCTTTTTTGTGCTTAGAGTACACCCAACTCACCAGTTTTTATGGCATCCGCGCTCGCACGCCTCAAGAAAGCAGCCAACCTGACTCCTACCAAGCGGGTTGTAACGCTAACTGATGGCAGTGTGTTTGAGTTTTATGCTGCGCCATTGACCATGGCTGAACGCGAACGCGCGCAAAAAATGCCTGGCGGCGATGACACCAATGGCTTTGCATTAAACCTGCTGGTCACCAAAGCAATGGACGATACCGGCAAGCGTTTGTTTGCTGCTGGTGAAATTGCTGAACTCAAAGAGGAAGTGCTGGACGCTGACCTGCAAGGCATGATGCTGGCAATCATTGCTAATCCAGAGGACGCAGAACAGCTGGACATGAAAAGCATTAAAGAAGGAGCTAAGTAAAGATAATCTGCTACTGCTGCAGCTTGGCGTTGCAAAGGAGCTTGGCTATAGCTTGGCTAAGCTCAATCAAGAGGTGACGCTAGAAGAGCTATTGATATGGAGCAGTTACTTTGAGCTTCAAAACGAAGAGCAAGAGCGTAGAATGAAGCAAAGGCGGTAGGGTTGCGCTGTGTCTGTCATCGCTAATGTTGCCATTAACGTTGACAGCCGTAATGCTGTTAGCAACCTACGGCAGGTACAAGCGCAGGCAAGCGCGACAGAGAAGGCATTTGGTGCGCTGCAGTCCGCTTTAGGCGCCTTGGGCGCTGGCTTTGCGCTGACTAAGGTTATTGCAGATGTTAAAGAATTAGATACCAATCTGCGGCGTCTAAGCACTGTCGGCGTTGATGTAGGCAAGATCAGTCCAGCTCTTTCAAAGCTAAGTGCTGAGCTAGGCGGTGTCGCAAGCAAAGCTGAATTAGCGGCAGCCTCGTATCAAGCGGCATCCGCAGGTTTCAGTGATACTGCGGGGAATGTCAATATCCTGCGCGCTGCAACCAAGGCTGCCGTTGGCGGCCTGGCTGATACGCAAGCTGTAACTGAAGTTCTAGTCAAGACTTTGAACAGTTATGGAATGTCTGGCAGCCAAGCCATACAAGTAACTGACAGTATTTCTAAAGCGGTAGAGCTTGGCAATCAAGAATGGTCGGATTACACTAGCCAGTTAGGCCGTGTTGCATCTATTGCAGCGCTTGCTGGTGTCAGCCTTGATGAAGTTAATACATTTATTGCTGCTGCTACCAAGAATGGCGCCACGGCTGAAATTGCATTTACCGGCCTTGGCGCAACCCTGAACACACTGCTACAGCCTACCAAGGAAAGCCAAGAGGCTGCCGCGCAACTGGGCATTCAATGGAACTACAGCGGGCTGCAAGCCAAAGGATTTACAGGCTTAATGGCTGAACTGGCTGTAGCCATTGAAAAAGACAAAGAAGCATCTGCGCGTCTACTTGGAAGCCAAGAGGCAATGCGTGGTGCATTTGCCGCTGCATCCAAAAATGGCGCAGACTTCAAGAAAATTCTTGAGCAAATTGGCGACGCATCTGGTAAAACAGATGCTGACTTTCAAACGATGAAAGGCAGCCTTGAGAATACTCTTAAGGCATTAGATACAGCATTCAAAAACCTGAGTGAAGCATTAGGCAAGGCTTTTGGCCCAACACTCGTTATTGTCATTCAAGACATTACGAGAGGCGTAAATGGCTTTGCCAGCGCTATGAATGCAGTGCCGCAACCCGTGCTGAATGCAGCTGGAGCAGCGGCAAAGGCAGTAGCACAAATGCTGCTTCTTAAAAAAGTTATAGAAGGCATTATCGCATTGCGAGTTGGCATGGCTGCAATGTTTGCCGCAACGGCAACAGGCGCGGCAACTGCAGCTACTGCAGCATCTGGTTTGACGATGAATATGCGATACCTACAAGGTTCAATGGTTGCAGCAAAAACCCAAGGCCTTGGATTGGTTGGCGTGCTCAGAAGCCTTGCGGGATTTGGCATTATTACGGTTGGAATCAATCTTGCAGTTACAGGTTTGCAGCAAGTAATTGCAGCAAATCTAGAAATCGCAAGGCTGCGCGGCGAGCGGCAAGCAGGTGGCGCGGCGGCTATCTATCAAGGCTCTGCCCCTATTGAATCAAAGCAAAC